TGGGCTTCACCAGTTTTGCGGTGATCTGCAGCCCTTCCTTCACCATTTTTGGGGTACAGGTACCAATGGGCTGGGACCGGTCGTGCTGCCAGAGAAACGGTGTGTCGCTGCGAAACTTCGCGCCCTCCGGCTCCATAATGTCCCCGTCACGATCCGGCGATGGCGTGGAGGCGATGCCGGTAATGATCCGCTCATCCTCGTTTACCGCTTTCACCGTCATGAGGGTGCATGCGCGCTTAAGCGTCATTTTGCTGCCTCCTGAAACGAAAAAACCCGCCGGAGCGGGTTGTTGACTGACATAGCTGTCATATGAAATGCACCTGATAATCCTGCTTCTTCGCCTCAGGGTTCAGCGCCATAAGCGAAACGGCATTAAACAACGCCATGAGCGGGTCAATCTTGCCCTTGCCGCTGGCCTGCTTGGTAATGAGGATCGCATTGCCTTTTGGCTCGACGCGGGCATTGCCCACGCACCAGGCCATCATGGGCTGCCCGGCATGCACCAGCACGCCTTCGGCAAGCTTGCGTTCGGTCGTTTTTATCGCACCGCCGAGACGCCAGCCCTGACTGACGCCCACTACGGCATCAGCGGGAATCTCCGCCTCGATAAGTGCGTCGAGGATCTGCCCCACACCGGAGGGGTCAATGCCAATCTTGTCGAGAAGTTCGGCGGTATGGATGCGGCTGACGTACTCCGCCACCTCTTCCGTGTCCTGCCCGACACGCTTCACAATGGTCAGGTCACCGGCTTTCACAAAGTCGTTAAACCGGGACTCCTCGCTTTTACGGCGCCGGATTGCTATTTCATGTGCCCAGGCATGACACCAGCAGAGCCATTCCCGCGTCTCAGCATCGCGCCCGACGGCACTGAACCCCAGCAGGTCATCAAGCCCGCCGCCGTCAATGCCGACCGAGATCACTTCCGCGCGCTGCAGCAAATCGTTAAAGCTCACCCGCCTCGCCTGCTGCTCCCAGAAATCGACGCCCGCCCAGCGGTCGCTGCGCAGGTTGAGACCGATTTCGATGTTGAGGTGTTTCGCCAGAAACTGCTGCAGCGTGCCATCAGTTTTCGCCTGGTTCTTTCGCAGGTTATCGGCAATCCACTCCGGACTGACGGAAAGGCCGATGTTCGGGTTGGTGATATAGAAGTTCTCAGGCTGCAGATAGGCTTTGGTCTGGATCATGCTGTCCGGGAATTCGTAGAGGATCCCCAGCGTTTTCGGATCGCTGATTTTGCCGTCGCGCACATCGCGCCAGTAATCGAGACGCTCCTTAAACACGCCCGCCGGCGGGTCATCACTCTGCGTGGTGAGGTAAATCACCCAGCCTTCATTGCGCGATACCTGGCCGCCGAGAGCCTCCATGAACATCGCCTCTGCGTTGGAGCGCTTGCCGAAAAGCCAGAGTTCGTCAACGAGGATCCGGCCTGACTTCTTCCCGGAGACCGTGTCGGTATCAGCGGCCACCACTTTCAGGGTGTTTCGCGTGACCCGGTGGGTGATGGTGCGGATATGATCCTGAATCTGGAACATATCTGTCAGTTCTTCATCCGCGCGGATCATGCCAGCGGCAGGTTTGAAGCTGTTGTCGGCCACCTCTTTTGTCGGTGCCAGAATGAGATGCTCCTCATCCTCACGCCAGCAGAGAATGAGCGCGGTCAGCATAATGCCGGCGGCAATCGTCGACTTGGTGTTCTTCTTCGATATCAGCAGACCATATTCACGGATGAGCTGGTTACCGGTCTCGGCGTCGTACCCGCCGAAGATGACTTTCACAAAGTCGAACACCCACGCCTCGGAGCACTCACCGAACGTGGGCTTGCCCGGCAGATCGGAAACACGGAGTTCGCGGAATATGCTCAGCGCCTGTTCAGCCTGGTCAGCGAATATGGGCGGCGGAATGATGGACTCGCCGTCGATGAGGCGGTTTTCCCAGTCGGTGCAGGCCGTGGACCACTGCGCCATGGATTACCCCTCTTTGTTGTTCACCACCAGCTTTGGCGGTGCCATGGATCCGAACTTGCTCGCGCCCGCGGCCACTTTTGCCGCAGCGTTGCGCGCCTCTTTTTTGCCTGTCTCCCCTTTTTTGGGGTGAACGTAAGGCAGCATCGCCTTTGCCGCATCCTTCCGGGTGTCAATGTCTTCAGTGGAGTCGTTCATCACTGCCATCAGAAACTTGAGCGGATCGTCATACTGACCAGCTGCCGGCGGCACTTCCGGCTGAGGGATTTTTTCCGGGGTGTTTACCGCTGGGGTATAAACATTTTTCCGGTATTCCGGCACCTCATCCACGGTGACGGTTTCTTGCTTTTTACGGGCAATGAAAGCGATGACTTCCGGGTCTTTTGCAAGCTGCGACCCCTTTGACCGCGCGGATTTCTCCGAGTAGCCCGCCTTTACTGCCGCATCTTTCTGAGACATGCCGGACATCAGCGCCACCGCGAATTTTCGCTTCTGCGCTGTTAACATGTTTATACCCTCCAGAAGGGGATTTTTTCTGTGCGTGAGGGAGGGGGCGGTGTACAGGGTGATCGGCCTTTTTTTTAAGCCCTCCCCCCCCGGTAATGAGAATCATTATCATTGCATATGAAATAGTTACAAATGCAACCAATCCCTCAATTAAATGATAATCATTTTCATTTAAATCAAAATATGACTGTTCCCTGTCCGTCAGCGCCTTCGGGCACGACATGTTTCAGGGCTTCATCATCCGGACTGGCCGTGGCTGCTTCGCGCGCTGATTTTCCGGCGTGGCATTCCTTACAGAGCGTCCATAGGTTGCGCTCAGAGTTGTCGCCGCCGAACTGTAGCGCGATGCGGTGGTCAAGCTCGCTGTCATGCAGATCAACGGCGCGTGCGCACATACAGCAATGCCCTCCGTCGCGTACCCACAGCCGTCGCTTAAGCCCCACGCGCACACTGCCACTGATACGCCGCTGCTCACCGTAAACGGGTTTGATGCGTCGGGTGTCCATGACCTTAAGCCGGGGTTTCAGGGTCGTTAGCTTAGCCATGTAACCTCCATGCCCTTCGCCGCTCGTGGCGGGGCTGACAATCGGGATGCCTCTCAACGGGATCGCCGTCAGCATGATCCACCAGTGAGCAGCAGGGATAGATAACCGGGCCGCCGCAGGCATCGCCCACGGCGAAGTCAGCAGGCTTTCCCGTGTCCCAGTGTGACAGCAGGTCAGGTAACAGTGCCGGCGGCACGCTGTAGCAGACAGCATGCATGAGACGCTGCATAGTGATGTGATCGGCACGCATGCGATCAGCAGCAATGAGCTTTGTCGCTATCTCAAGCTGGTACTGCGGCGGGCGGCCGGTGCCAAGGTAGAAAGAACAGACCTGGCCAGGAAAGCAGTCCAGCCAGTCACTCACCTTTTCCGCAAACCCCGCAACCGGCAGCGCGTCATCTTCCAGAACGACTACACGGCATGCCTGCTCACCAGCCCACACCAGTGCGCGGCGGTGATTCCAGTTGGCACCCCTGTCGTGCTCGTCCACTAAGAGGTGAGCGCCAAGAGAGTCAGCCAGCCTTTCTGCCTGCTCTCGCCGCGCATAGTGCGCGGCCACCACATACTTAATTTCCATCGGCTTTTACCTTTGGCTTTGGCCTGCACTCCCTACAGAATTTCAAAGGAGGCTTAATGTTCTTTCCGCAGTGATGGCATTCTGAAGGGCTTCGGGGACTGCGAGGGGCGAATACAAAAATCAAGAGAGCTATCACTGTCAGGATAAAGATGATTGCCGTTCCCATTCCTGCCTCACTTGTGCTTCCAAAAGGCGCACTCCTTACCGATGCCGTCAGATTTGAAAATGGTATGAACCTGCGGCCCGGTCACGATGCGATCGCCAAAGCGTTTAGCCACTATGCCGAACGCCAGCATATCGCCGACCGCTGCCGGTTCTTTCTCTGTCTTCCAAAAACGGTGACACTCCAGCAGGTAATACAGCCGCACTATGCCATGCGCAAAGTCCATCACGTCAGCGCGTAGCCCGCCAAGCAGCCCAGCATTCAACATTACATCAGCGCTGTGCTCATCGAGGAAGGCCTGATAGATGCGCTCCGGGTGGTGCTGGCGTGCCCAGGCATCGGCGTAGGTCTTTGGTTCAGAGCCGACATACACCTTGCCCGGCACCATATCTGCCCACGGCTCCCGGAGCATTTCGACATCGGTACCATCAGTGCACCAGACGAGATGATACTCAGGGTGATCGCGAAGGTGCTGCCAGATATGCAGCCAGCGCCGGAAGTAAACGTTCATATTCACGGCGGGAA